GTTTTCTCTTAAGTTTAAAAAGAACATAGGCAGCGGCGTCGTCATCAGTCTCACCAACTTCAATAATAGGAGAGTCTGTATCTACATTAGTTTTAACATCATCTAATTCATTTTTATCTATATTCTCTACTGTTTTTTTTTTATGACGACCATTTCCGTTCCAATTTTGTGTTACCGTATCTGATTGTTTTTTTTTCTTTTTTCTATAAACTCCTGCAGCGGTGCCCCCACTTGTTGATGTATCTTTTTTCCAGTACATCGTTTTTTCTTTTTTTGATTTTGTCCAGTTAGAATTTGTGACACCCATTGGCTTATTCCCAACTCCAACCTTATTTGTGTCATAACTTACGGTATTACCAGTTTTATTCCATCCAGAAAAATTACCTATCTTATAACTTTTGTTACTAGTTCCACTACCTTTACCATCTACAGTAATATGTATATCTTTATCTTTGCCTGCGAATTTTTTTTCATCATTAGACGTAGTTGTTTTTGAATTTGTTAAATCAACCATTTTTTGAAGTTTTTCTTTTGAATCTAATGGACCTTCACTATCATCTTCTGGTGTTAAATCATCATAATCTAACACTCTATCTATAAAAGCATTGTCAAACTCAGCAGTTGTATTTTCGGTTTTCTTTTTAAAATTTTTATATCTTGATTGCTTTAATTTTTTTCTGCATATGCCGTAATAAACTTTTAAATATTCAGCAGATGTAATATTAGAATTAACTACAGTAGTAGAACCAATAACTAAATCATCTGTATCATTAAACTCGGTAGGACTATCATCGTCTTGCTTTACTTTAACTGTAGTAACATCACCTGTTAAGGCAACCATTAAAGTTCCTGTTGCAGTTCCTTGGGTGACAACTACATCTTTTACTTCCGTAATAGATTGAGATGCAATTACAAAATTAACTATTTTAGTTTTTACTTCAATAAATTTGTCTATTTTAATAAATCCACCTCTGCCAAACTTTTGTTTAATTTTTACTAGTTCAGTATCTTTTTGACCAGTTGTTGTGGTGTCATCTTTTAACACTTCATTTACGTCTTCCAAATCGCTCATTCCAGAATTATTCAAATCTGTCATTATACAAATGCCTAATAAAATTTTTTTTACGAATAAAATTATGATGAAAAATATTTGGGTTTATTACAATGGCTGAGCAAACTTTAGTTGAAAATGATTTAACAAGAGTAGAAAAAATTAAATTTATTTTAGATTATGATGTGAAATGTTTAGATTTTTTAAGAGTTTGTTGGCAAAATATAGATGGTAAATACAATTGTACAAAATGTGAAAAATGTTTTAGAACATTATATCCAATTGAATTATATGGCTACAAAGACCGTGCTGTAACATTTAATAGAAATGTTAATGGAAAAGATTTTTGGAATTTTAAAGCAAGAAATAAAAGTGATAAATCCTTCCAAAAAGAAATTAAAGATCTAGAAAAAAATAATAATAAATTTATATAATTATCTATATTTTTAAATTCATTAATTATTTGTTGTTTGTAACCGTATGCTACAAGCATATATATATATTTTTTTAAATTCAAAATTTTAGTTTTTAGGTCGGCGTTTTAAATGTTCAAAGGTGTAAATAATGTAATTGGATTTGTTTTATCAATATTTAAATCTCTATCTAAAATTTCATAATTATTTTGTATACATAATTCTGTAAATGCGTCTATACCAACCCAATAACATCTTCCAGGTTGCGGTTCTCCATCTTTATCATTTAAACATTGTTCTATAAGTTCTTCATTATCTTTACAATTTTCTCCTTTTCCTGGTATATACATTTTTACATGAAACAAATGTTCAGGTTCACTTTTTAAATATTTTCTAGGATCGGAATACATAATTAACAATTCACAATCTACCTTACATTTATTATAAAGATTCGTTATGTATTGTTTTTGTCCAGAATAAGAAACATGACAAAAAACATCATATGAAAAAACGTAATCTAATGTATTTAAAGGTAAAAAATCTAATGTGAAATCTTTAACATGAATATATTCAATCTTGTCTTTTTTTTCATGACCTACATGCTCCCAAAATCTGTTATGTTCCTCCGATAAAACATCTATACAATATATTTTATCAAATATATTTAATTCATAGATAAATTTACTCCAATCACCGCCACCACATCCTATTTCTAAACAACATTTACCCTTCATATTTTCTTTAATATATTTTTTTAATCCTCTTACGTTTCGTTTTAAACACCAAGGATGACCATCTCTAAAACCTCCTTTCCAAATATTTTGGAAACTTTCAAGTTCTCTTTCAAGTTTAGACATTATAAAGTATAATTTTGTCTTTTATTTAAGTTTTATTTATTCAGAATTATTCAAATCTGTCATTATACAAATACCTAATAATTTTTTTTTTTTTTACGAATAAAATTATGATTAAAAATATTTGTGTTTATTACAATGGCTGAGCAAACTTTAGTTGAAAATGATTTACATGAAAAAGTCACAGAAATAATAGATATATTTAAACTTTATCCACAAGTATTTCCTGGTGGATATTATAGATTTTTAAAAGGAAGATTATATAATAAGATTGATCGAAATGAATTAATTTATAAAAAAGGGGTAGTTTTAACATGGACAAAATATAAAAGAAAAACAAAAATCTCTCCAAACATTTCAATATTAAAAGGTGAAATTAAAGTAAATCAACTTGTAAATAAAAATCAAGGGAACGGGATGGCTAGAAAAATATTTAAAGATTTTTTAAATAAACACAAAACAACCTTTTATTTAGATGTAAAAAAAGATAATATAAAAGCCATTAACTTTTATAAAAAGAATAATTTCACTGTTGTTGGAGAGAAATTATTTGGTAAATCACAAATCCCGGGATTAATTATGAAACGACAGTGTCCAATAACATTATAATGTGTTATCCAATTTATTAGAACTTATCTCAATATCACCATTATCATCAATCTTATGATTAAATTCCATACCTGCATCAAGTTTTATCATATTATTTTAATAATAAATTTTATAACATCTTTTTTAAACAAACATCGGTACCATTTCATCTATATTCATAACTTTTTGTTTTTTCATCTTTTTTTTATTGGTTCTATAATTAGAAAAAAATATATGTTCCATTGCTTTTTGAGGAGTATGATTATGAACAGTCCGGGCAATCATTTTATATAATTTAAAATCAGGATAACGTTCCTCGCCATTATTTTTATAAAGAATATTTCTACCCTTATCATCTTTTATCCACTCTTCAATAACTTGAGCAACAGGATTTTCTATCTTATCATCATCTTCCTCCTCATCCATAAAATAATCAAATAATGAACATGCTAATCTACATAAATCAAAACTTTTATTTGGTTCTAAACGTGGTTTTTTTGGATTAAAATAAGGTTCACAGTTATACTGAGTAGCAGCATCTCCCTTAGCATGATAACTATCACTACACAATATTTTATCTTGAAAACGATAAATACCCCTACCAAAATCTATAAGTTTATAGATTTTTCCAAATGTAGGAACACGATAGTATTTATCATTATATTTATAATTCAAAAACTTTTTATCTGTAGTATTCCACATAATATTATTTGTATGTAGATCATTATGGGTAAAATCAAATACTTTTTGATAAGTAATAAGCATCATGATGATTTGAAATAAACAAGATTTCCATTCTTTATTACTAAGATGTTTACCCTTTGTTTCCATTAAATAATCTAATGTATTTTCCATTTTTTCCAAACAAATGATTTGTACTGGAAAATCATAAATATATGCTTGAATGACTTCCTCTTCGTCTTCGCTAGAATAATCTGAAAAATCACTTTCCTCTTCACTATCTCCTAGTTCTTCTTCACTGTCATCATCGTCATTTTCTTCGTCAGTCAATGATTCTCTAGAAGAACAAGTAGAATTGGTTTTTTTATGACTTTTCTCACTTTTAGTTTCTAATTCAGATTTCCATACTTCATCTTCCAAGTTTTTATTATGTTCATTTACATTTCCTTCTGTTAATTCGAAGATACCTTCAAAGACATCATTATTTATAGTATCTGTTTTTAAGTTAACTTTATCGCTATTTATTTCTATTTTTTCTTTATATTTTCTAGTATCGCTTTCTAAAAATCTATCTATATCAATATAATCTACTTCAAAAAGTATATCTTTATTTCTATGAAAATATTTGGCATCATGCAAATATTCTATATCTTCAAATATATTACAAACATGTTTATCTTGTATAGTTGTAAAGGTTCCATAAAAATCAATACCATGATTGAATGCTGATTTATGTAATAGTTGACTTGTTAAATAAGAAAAAAAACTGTCTACGTAAGCAGAATTATTTTTATCTAAAACCTTATCTAAACAACTATTGTTATTTAATTTAGGTAAAGTTTCAATAATAGTTTTATCTATTTTTTCATATTTTCCAACCATAAATTTCACTGGATCTATTAATGGTGAAAATTTAAAAAAAGATTCAACTGTTTTTTCATTATTTTTTTCATCTTGACAAGAAATAGTAAATTTGTTATTATTTTTTGTTTCTTGTATCATTTTAATTGAATAATGTTGATTTAAATTAATTTTGTTAAAATTAGCAGTATCTAGTTGAAAAAAATTTGACATAAGAGGAAAATAGTTTTGAGGATTTTGAAATCCATTTTCTTCTAAATACTCGAACAATTTGTTGTTGTTATTCTTTTTGTAATAAAGCGAAAACATTAATTGATATATACAAAGTTTTTTATATATTTAAACTTATTTTATGCGTAAATATAAAAAAAAATAAAAGAGACATTTTAATATAGATGAACTTGGAACTAAAGAAATTTGATATGAAAAATATATCATTTAAACCAAATGAAAATCAAGGCCCGGTAATTGTTCTTATAGGACGTCGTGATACGGGAAAAAGTTATTTAGTTAGAGATTTACTATATTATCAACAAGACATACCTATTGGAACTGTTATTTCAGGGACAGAAGCAGGAAATGGATTTTATGGAAAAATGGTTCCAAAACTTTTTATTCATGATGAGTATAATACTGCAATCATAGAAAATATATTGAAACGTCAAAAAATTGTAATGAAACAAATGAAGAAAGAAAATGAAGCATATGGTCGGTCAAATATAGATCCACGAACATTTGTTATTTTAGATGATTGTTTGTATGATAATAGTTGGGCCCGGGATAAATTAATGCGTTTACTTTTTATGAATGGTAGACATTGGAAAATTATGCTTGTCATTACTATGCAGTATCCACTGGGTGTTCCTCCAAATTTGCGTACAAATATTGACTACACTTTTATTTTAAGAGAACCCTATATCGCAAATAGAAAAAGAATTTATGAAAATTATGCAGGTATGTTTCCAACTTTCGAATCATTTTGCCAAGTGATGGATCAATGTACAGAAAATTATGAATGTTTAGTAGTCGCCAATAATGCAAAATCAAACAAATTAGAAGATCAAATTTTTTGGTATAAAGCAACTGGCCATAAAGATTTTAAGTTAGGATCAAGGGAATTTTGGGAAATGTCAAAAGATATTGATAGTGATGACGATGAAGAAACGTTTGATCCAACTGCACAAAAGAAAGGTCCTCGTATAAATGTTAAAAAAAACCGCTGGTAATTATATTTGTAAAAATTTTATTCTTTAAATTATTACAAATGAATCATATTTTAAACCTTAAACCGTCACCAAATGATGAAAGAGATTATGTATTTCACAGACACATAGTAAAACAATCGGATACGATTTATCCAAAAAATTTAGATCTAAGAAAAGATTTAATGCCTGTAAGAAATCAAGGTAGTCAAGGTACATGTTATGCTCAAAGTGCTGCATGTATGAAAGAATGGCAAGAAAAACACAATTATAATAATAATGAATATTTCTCTCCACAATTTTTTTATAATTTACGTTCAAATAAATATGATAATGATAGCACGAATGATGAAGGTATGTATGGTAGAGATGTTATGAAATTATTAAAAACATATGGTATTTGTTTAGAAAAAAACTATCCTTATGGAAAAATACAACATAAAGAGAGTATTGCTGAAACTATTTATGAATCAGCAAAAAAAAATGTAATAGAAAGTTATGCAAGAATTAATTCTATAAATGATTTAAAAATGAGTTTATTTTTAAATGGTCCAGCAATTGTAGGATTTCCAGTATATAACTATGGAAAACAAATGTGGAAAAGAAGTAATAAAGATGATTCTTTTAAGGGAGGACATGCTATGACAATTGTTGGATACAATGATGATGGTTTTATAATTAGAAACAGTTGGGGAAAAAACTGGGGAGATGCTGGTTATACTATTTATTATTATAATGACTGGGATTCTCACTGGGAAATATGGTCATGCGTAGATAAAATAGATATTCTGGTGCCCGAACCAGAAACTGTCGTCGAACCAGTTGAACCAGTCGAACCAGTCGAACCAGTCGAACCAGTCCACATTGAAACCTTATGTGAAAAATTTTTCAAAAAATTATTTAATTAAAATAAATAATTAAAATAAATAGTTTAAACTTAAATTATTTATTTTAAAATATATGACGGATATCAATGTCATTTGTTTAACTGATGCATCTGATATTGCTTTTAGCAATATTGCTCAAAAATCTACAGTAACAGGTGCAACACTTCCTTCTGGATTTAATGTCCCTACACATGGCATCTGGAAAATTATAGACAAATATTTAATAAATGTAGATTATTTAATAAATAACCAACATACACCAAATTAGTATTAATCTTTTTTAGACATTTTTACATTTTCTTTAGGAATCAATCCTCTGTCCATCGCATCCTTAACAGCACTATTTCTCTCAACAACATCTCCTTCAAATAATTCCTTACGAATGTCTGCAGAAGTGACTTCTTCCTTTAATCCTAATGTATTTTCAATAGTATTATTAACTCCTATCAAATTACCATCTTTATTAATATTTTGAGTTAATTTATTCCCACTTTCTTTAGCCTTTCTAATATTATCTTCTATAGCCTTTCTTTTTGATTCCAAAACACGTTTTTCAAATTCTTGTTTAGCAGCCTTTTCATTTTTGTTTTTCTCATTCATTAATTGATTTAATTCATCCTCCAAATACTCAACTCGTCCAGTTTTATAAGCCTCAGGTTCCCACGGCATCCACATACCAACTGGACCTACAAATACATTATGGTTGGGATCAACTTCTCTAAGCATTTTGCATCTAAATTCTGCCTCTGCTTGTGTAGAATAAACACCCCTAATTTTAAGTCCTCTAACATTTGTTTGAAATTCATACACTTTATTGAAATCATCTTCCAATCGTTCATCATTTTGATCTAAAAAGTTTTTATATTCATCGCTAACATGATTTTTAGGAAATTCATCTTTCTCACTTTGTAAAAATTCTTGAAAATCTTCCATAATTTTGTCAAAATCTAAATTATATTTATAACCAACAAAATTTAAAAAACGTGAAAACTTTTGAACAGATTTAGAGAAATCGTAATGTTTTAGGAACTCTTGAAAAAAGAAGTGATTTTTCTGTTTTAAAATATTTTCAGGGGAAACAAAACTAACACATACAAATTTTTGACCAGAAATAGGTTTATCCTCTTCTAATAAATCAACATATTTGGTATTAATAGTACCCTTACTATCAGTTCTATATTCACATCCATTTTTTTTAGACATTATATTATTATATAAAATAATTTTTTTTAAGTTTTAATAATAATAATATATATTTTTTTCTTATCAATATTTATAAATGCTTCAGAAATTAGCACAAATGTTGGATTTAGGAGAACTTGTTCGCAGAGCAGTCAAATATCTTGTTGAAGGTGTCATGGTAGCCATCGCCGCCTTATGCTATCCCTAAGAAATCACTTAACTTAGATGAAGTTGCACTTATTGCCTTAACGGCCGCAGCAACTTTCTCAATCTTAGATACATATGTTCCATCCATGGCAGTATCCGCTCGATCAGGTGCAGGTTTCGGTATCGGTGCCAATCTTGTTGGTTTCCCCCGCATGTAAATAATGTTTAAGAAAATATTTTAATATAATAATTTTAATATTATATTAACAAAAATCATCTTAAATTTAATAATGGATTAATTGTTGCATTAAGTATTTCTGTTTTGTTATATTTATCATTAATTATTAATATATCTTGATTTAAATAATAACAATACATTTTCATTAATGGCCAATTAACCAAAGATAATATACAAGAACAAAAAATAAATACTGATGCTGTTTGGAAATCACCAACAGAATTATATAACATAAAAAAATATATAAATACTGATGAACTAAATAAACAACATAATAGCGTCTTCCAAATTAATTTTAAAAATAACAATTTACGTTTTAAATAATATAGTGCTAAAAGTGTACTTACAGTATAATAAAACATAGATACAATAAATATTGTAAATGATAAATAAAAATAAATATACACATTTTCATGTATTTTTTGTTTATTTTTAATTATTTTTAGAAGATATTTATCTTTATGATTATCAAATGAGTTTACTAATAAATAATCATTAGATATATCAATTGAATAAATAATATATGCCAAAATATTTGTAATAAAAAAATATAAGAAAATATCGATACAATATTTATAATTTTTATCGTATATTCCGAGTAATCTAAATTTTTCTTCAACATATAATCGTTTTAAAAATAATTTTTTATGACATAATTCACATTCATAATTCTTCATTCGTATATTTTTTGTTTTTATCCATTCCCTCAAACAATGATCATGAATATATTTAATTGAACCGGAACATGCACACGGAGATAATAATTTACTCATATCTTCATCATTTTCATAGCAAATTCTACACATTTTTTCTTCAGCGTGATCTATATATAAATTATTTTGCACATTTATAATAACATTTCGCGGATATACTTTCATTGCATTTAAATTACATAAATTATACTTTTTATATAATTTAAAATTTTATGTTTATAAATTTGTAGTTAAATCTAAATATTTTTCTACAATTTCACGTACTATTTTTTTATTTGGTATTTTTTGAGCCATACCATAAATTGATATTAACCCTTTTTCTGTTTTTTTTATTTTTTTATATGTTAAATTTCTTAAAATAGTTTTAATTTCATTAATTTTTTCATAATTATAAGGAGTTATGCAAATATGTAAACACATAGGATTTTGCATTATATTTAAATTCCAGTTATGTTTTTGAAATTCATCAATAATTTGTCCTAGAGGATATTTATCACTGTAAAATGCTAACACATTTACGTTTGGCTTACCTATAACTTTAATTGTGGGGATTTTAATAATATCATTATATAATTTTTTTGTGTTTTTAATAATTAATTTACTCATACATTTATAGTAATCTAATCCGTTATATATTAAAATAGCCCATGTTGTTGCTATTTGTGATCCTACTCTACTCCCCGGCAATGAACAACTTGCATATATACCTCCTGTCCAGTCTTCAGTTATAAAATACTGATTTGGTCTTATTTTATTATTTTTCCATAATAATAATGAAGAACCCTTGGGAACATATCCAAACTTATGTGGATCAACACTAATTGAACTAATATTATCTTTAAAACTTATTTTTATAGATTCGTCAAATTGTGTTATAAACCCTCCCAAACATGCATCCACATGTAACGGGACATCATAATCCTTGCAAATAAGTCCTATATCTGTTATATTATCTATTAGACCATACGGATAACATGGTGATGAAGCGATAACGACACAAGTTTTAGATGTTATTTTGTATTTTAAATCATTAATATCCATAGTATAATCATTATTTAAATTAACATAAACTAGTTTTAAATCTAATAATTCACACGCCTTATTAATAGCAGCATGTCCTGTCTTTGTAGTTATTACTTCTAATTTACTGGAAAAATATGAATTATTTATTTTATATTTTTTATATGCTTTGATTGCTAAAATAGTACTTTCAGTGCCTCCTGTTGTAATATTACCACCTCCTCCACTTTCAGGTAAATCAAATAAATTACCTATCATTTTAACAATCTCACTTTCCATTTTATTTAATTCAGGGTATAAATCTGTATGCAATGGATTACTATACATGTATAAATCATACATATAATTAGCAATTTTTTTATGATATGGTTTATTACTATAAATCGTACCAGAAATCTTATTATTTAAACATAATTTTCTATTTTCAACTATATCTTTTATAAAATCTAGTTCTTTACCCGAATCATTTAATTTATTAAAACTATTTCTCCATTTTTTTTTAAAAACACTTTTTTTTATAGTTTCAAAAGCATCCTTTTGGTTGTTTTTTATATATTTTTTTCCTCCGGGCGTTAATTTATATAAAAAAAATATTATTTTATGTTTATTTTTAATAAATTTATAAAAACAAAATAATATAATACAAAATAATAGGTTTGATTTTAGTAGTATCTTATGTTTAAAATAATGTATTAATTTCATTATTAATAAATAATACATTATGTTTAATTATATTTAATAATTTTATTTAATAATTTTATTGATCAAATAGTAGAAATAAACTCCCAATGTAATTCTTTACAAATTTTCTTCCATATTTGATCTTGTTCAATCCTTTTTACAGGATCTTTTAACATAGGAAAAAAAGGCAAAAACTTATTTTCATTTAAAAGTTCACATAGTTTATACAAAACGTAATAATAATTTAGAAAATTAACACGATCATCTGGACAATGTTTTGCATAAGGTTTTTGTATTTCCATAAATAAATTACACAATTTATCTTCTAATTCAGGAGACATAACTGGTGGTCGTATTCCTAATTTGTCTTTAATAAAAGGTATATGTTCATAATACTTATTATATCCTAATTTCTTCAATATATCTTTTGCCTTTTTATTAGTCATTTGTTTTAATGATATTCTCTCTTTTTTAATTTGACTTTTAATATTTTTAAAAACATCATCTGGAATTTGTGTTGTTTCTTTTGCTTGAAATTGGGCCAAAATTTCACGAAAATGATTAATTCTTTTATAAGCATAAAAACAAACTTCCTTGGGCGGTTCTTTATAACTAGGTTTTTCATGTTCAATCAAAAACTGTTTTTGGATTGCACATTTATTACAAACAACCATTCCTTTGTAATCTATATGAATAAACTCGCCTCCGCATTTACAAGTTTCATAATCTATAATATAATTTTTTATATTCAATAAGTTTTCATTAATATTTATTAAAAATTTATCACTTTCTGTTTCTTCCATTTTAATTTCAATATTTTTATCTTTTTTAAAAAAATTATGTAAAATTGTATTTTTACTTTTTTGTTTTCCCTGAGATAATTCTTTTTTTTTCTCAAAATAAGGAAAAATATATTTTGAGTTAT